CAAACCGGAATCGCACCCATATAGGCGCACCCCTGCCCAGCGGGCTGCTCCCCGATAGCTCAGCGGTAGAGTAGGTGACTGTTAATCACTTGGTCGTTGGTTCGAATCCAACTCGGGGAGCCAATCCGCTAAATCATCTTGGCTCAAGAAGGCTCGGAAACCTTGCGTTTCTGGGCCTTTCTTTTCATTAGATGGCTCATGCCGACGCAGGTCGGCACATGGCAACGCCCCCAATATGGGGGCGCGCACGGGGGCTCATTTTGCTGACGGACACTGCCTGCCGGAATGCGAAGCCGGGCGAGCGCGATCGCAAGATCGCGGATTCGGGCGGCCTGTACCTTCTCGTTCGCAAAAGCGGCGTGAAAGTCTGGAACTGGAAGTACCGCTTCGCTGGGAAGGAGAAGCGGCTGACTATCGGTCGGTACCCGGACGTGAAGCTCGGCGAAGCACGCCGAAGACGAGACGAAGCAAGGTCCGAGCTCGAAGAGGGACTGGATCCCTCAACAGAGAAACGGCGCAGGAAAACTCGCTCCTCCGTGGATACGAGCTTTCGGTCGGTTGCGCGATCCTGGCATGCGCAGAAGTCCAAAGCGTTGGCCGAGCGCTACGCAGGGCAGATCATGGATCGGCTCGAGGCGGATGTCTTCCCTCTGATCGGTGCGGACCGGATCGACGAGATCACTCCACCAATGACTTTGGCGGTGGTGAGAAGGATCGAGGAACGCGGCTCTCACGAAATGGCGCACCGCGTTCGCATGCACATGAGCGACGTATTCGTCTGGGGAATTGCGTCGGGTCTCTGCACGCAGGATCCTGCTGCAATCATTCGAAAAGCGCTCGCACCGACCAATCCACAACTTCGCCCAGCAGCGACCAAGCTGAAGACCGCGCGAGCGGTTATCGAAAAGACCGAGCGGCTTACGGACATCTATTGGGCGACGCGCTTGGCTTCTCGACTTCTCGCGCTGACCGCTGCTCGACCAGGTGTTGTCCGACGCGCGGAACGCGGGGAATTCGAGGGGCTGGACGGGGCTTCTCCTGTGTGGCGCATTCCGGCCGCAAAGATGAAACTCACGCGCGAGCGCAAGCGCGACGTGACGTTCGAATTCGTGATGCCGCTCTCACCCGAGGCGGTAGCTACTGTGCAAGCGGCGATGGCCACCAGCCCCAGCCCGAAATGGCTGTTTCCTGGCGTTGGCGACCGTCGCAAGCCGATCAGCGATTCTACGCTAAGCGGTCACTACTTGAACGCCGGCCTGAGGGGACAGCACGTTCCCCATGGCTGGCGCTCGAGCTTTTCGACTATAATGAACGAGCGCGCGGCAATCGAGGATCGCGAACGCGATCGCCAAATTATCGATCTAATGCTCGCGCACGTGCCGGAAGGAGTGGAAGCGGCTTACAACCGCGCAGCCTATATGCCTCGGCGCCGGGAACTCGCCTGCGCCTGGGCCGCCATGTTGATGGACGGATTTCCCCCACCGGACACACTGATACCCTGAAGAGATCTGGGGGTGCGGCATGACGGCGCACGCTCTGGATCTCCACGTCCGACACAAAGTTCGCCGCGACAGCTTCGACATTGACGATAAGCGCGCGCAGGTATTTCGCCCGATCGAGCACGGCGTATTCTTCAAGGACGCTCTACTCGAGACCTTCGACGAGTTCGACGACTGGTCGAAGAAGAAGGGCGAACGCCACAGGATGGGCCAGAATTGCCGCAAGGTGTTGGCAGCGCTTATGTGGTGCTGCGACTTCGCGACCGGAACGTGCGAACCTTCGATAGACACGTTGATGGAGAAAACGCATTTCGCCCGGGCGACAGTCGTTCGAGCGCTCAAGCTCCTTTGGGAGAATGGTTTTCTCAACTGGATCCGGCGAACAGCGAAAACGGGCTTAGCGCCGGATGAAGGGCCGCCTGTTCGCCAAGTTTCGAATGCCTATTTCTGGGACTTTGCACGCATGCCGGCGCGTTGCCTGATGCGGCTAAAGGAGAAACTCGCGCGCAAGGGTAAGAAGTTCAGCCCACCGCCGGCGCGGAACTTCCCACGGTACGAGGGCCTCCAGAAGCGCCGCGCGCGTGCGATCCGCGACAAACTGGCTTACGATCGGGCGACTAAGCGGAATGCCCTTGCTCGAGCCCGATCGCCCGAGGAACAGGCGGCGGTGCTCTACCCAAACGACGTCGCCTCACAACGCCTTCATCTCGAGATGCTTCTTGGGGATAGTGCGAGTTCAGCAGCTAGCCTGAATCCCCTCCCCAACCGAAGTATTCAGAAGGAGTGAGCCCGCTTTAGGCGGTCTCACGCGTTGTTTTGGGGAGGAAATGCCCGCACCCAAGCAGACAAATCGAAACGAAACCATCCATCCGAACCGTCGGAGGTCGGCGGCTACGCCGCCTCATGCTTGGCGATGGGCCAAGCGCAAGTTTGGTGCCAACCGCCCCCGAGAACCGTCGCACTTAGCTGAGCCGTAGCATGGCGATTGCTGCATATATCCGGACAATCCAGCAACCGCCGCTCAGCAGGGCGGGCTTCAGAGATGAGCAGGCCGCAACGGCCGGTCCATCTTTGCATAAAAAATGACCCAAAAAGCGCGCAGGCGAGGCGTGGGGGCAAGCGCGAAGCTGAGAGCTGAGGACCTTGGCTTCTAGTTTGTCATCGGCAGAAAGGGCCACGGCGACCGTCGCGCGTCATGAACGCATCGCATTGCTAGCCTGTCGCGAGATGCACCGGGATGTTCCAGGTCCGGGGGTGTGCAGCGCCGGTCGGCCGAGATAGGCCTCCAATTCTAAGGCTACGGTGCGGCCACCGCGAGCTGATTCCTCCCGGACTTTTTCGCCTCGAAGAGCGCTTCATCGGCCGCCGACAAGGTAGTCTGAATGTCGCTATACCGGGCCACTTGGGCGATCCCGCCGCTCACGGTTATACTGATGGACTGTCCTTCGAACTCGAACGTCTCGCTTTCGATTGATTTCCGAAGCCGCTCGCATGTCATCACCGCCTGCTCGAGCGTCAAATTGTTCAACAAGAGCGCGAACTCCTCCCCTCCCAGGCGCCCAATTCGATCGCCTTCCCGGACGACCTGCCTGGCCACGTCTGCGAACCTCTGCAGAACCGCGTCGCCGGCAGCATGGCCATAATGATCATTGACCTGTTTAAAGCGATCGATGTCGAACACCGCCAAATGGCAATTGCCTGTGGTATCCGGGTGCCGCTCCATCTCCAGGGCAAAGCCGCGACGGTTGAGCAGGCCAGTTAGCGGGTCTGTTTGCGCTTCTACGGCCAACGTCTTCTCTCGAACTTTGCGATGCGTGACGTCGCGGATAACGCTGACCACCCCCGCGACGTTGCGTTCGTCGTCGAGCACCCCTTGGGTATGCGTTTCCATCCAGGTCTCCACGCCGTCGCGGCGCGACGCACGGTAATCGACGATGAACGGCGTTTCTGGTGTTTGCAGGGCGTTGAGATGGGTCTGGCGAACGGCTTCCCTGTCGCCGGGATGCACCAGCTCAAGAGCATTGGTTCCGGTCAGTTCCTCGGGTTCGTAACCGCCCAGCGCCCGGATCGAAGGGGAAACAAACCGGATATTTCCTTCAGTGTCCAGGTTGAGCACGATGTCCGACGATTTGGCGGTTAACAAGCGATAGCGCGCTTCGCTGTCCCGCAGCGCATCGTGAACCTGTTTTCGCCGTGCCAGATCGGCCGCAATCGGGATGATGGTGAGAACGGTAATCGCAAGGTAGAATTGCAGGAATTGCAACCGTTCTCCCAGTCCGCCGCCCATCAGCGCAACCGGCCCAGTGCCCTGAATGGTGAAACAGCTACCTACGATCGTCAGGATCGTGATCGACAGGGCCGCTCCAAATCGGCCCAGGCGAAAGGTTGCTACCGTCATGGGTAGAAATGGCAGGAACAGAAGCGGAAGGTCGCCCTGCGCGAAGACCAGCACAGTTACCGCCGTCACCAGGCAGATCGCGAAAAGCGCTTCTATGAGTTTCGATCGTGAAGCATTTTGCCGCCAGGACCGCAGGTCGCCGCGCAGGACCTGCGCGAACAGCGGGGTGAACGTCAATGCGCCCAGTGCATGTCCCGAATACCAGCGAAACCAGTTCTCCCAGAACGGGGTTCCGGTCAGCTCGGCGACAATAGCGCCGCCGAATGCCGTCACCGCAGGCGCGATGATGCCCGCGGCGAGGATGAAAACGAACATCGCGTCCAGCGAACCAAACCGGGTTGCGCCCGGCTTCAGGATGCGCAGGATGAGCGCGCCGATCACGGCTTCGGAAACATTGATCAGCCCCAGCGGGGCGGCAAAGTCGAGCCCGAACCCGTATAGCCAGGTCGCCAGGACGCTAGCCACACCGCACGCCGCCACTGGCCATGCCCAATCGCGGCGTGGAGAGATCGAAAGCTCAGCCAGCAGCCACGCGTTCGCAATCCACAGGAAGGCAACACCGCTCCCGAACCGGGTCGTCGCGATGGCCGCCGATGCTAACAGGAAATAGCCCGCCGCTATTACCGCGACCCGCTGTATCCTCCTTGCCCGGTCACTTTTCATGATCAAATGTTAACCCGCCGTGGTTAACCGGTTCCTAACGCTAGCGGACTAATCCGGTCCAGCGCCCTCGTAAGGCAAGAACTGCACCGCCCGCAGCCCTATCCAGTCATTCAGTTCCTCAAACCGGGACATCAGCGGCTCGATCTCGTTGCGAAAGAACACCCCCTCGGCCTTTTCGACATCGCCGAAACCGCCGTTGTTCTCGGGAATGATCGCGACCAGCTGCGGCGGCGTGCGGTGTGCGGCCAGCATTTCGTTGCGGCTCACCCGCTTCACGTTGAAGAACTCGTCTTTCGCGGTGACCTCGCCGATCGGCAGGATCTCTATCGCCTTTTCCTTGTCGCCCGGCGCGTGGACGTAAAGGTTGCGGAAATTGCCCGGCCCCTTCGCCTCCTTCAGCGCCTTGCGGATCGCATCGCTGTCGAGATCGGTCATCTTTTCGGACCGGTTGACGAATACGAAGCCCGCGTGGCTGCCGTTCTTGTAGTATTTGCGGCGGAACAGCGTGGCCGCCTCATCCAGCAGGCCTGCCTGCAGCGCACCGAAGAACTCGGGCACGCCGTAAATCTCCTGCGCCGGGTGCTCCTGCATCAGGTGAAACACGCTGCCTGCTTCGAACTCATGCTCGCTCTTCCAGCCCTGGACGAAGAAGTACCGTCCATCGTCGGTCCCGCGGCGGGTGAACCGGCCAAGCGAATGCTCGAGCTTGAGCGGTCTTCCCGCCATATTGTCGCGCCGCTCGAGATACCCATTGCCGAGCGAGAGGAAGTCCAGCGCCCACTTACGGAAATTCGTCCGGTCGAGCCAGCGCGAGGGCTGGAAATGCTTGGCCAGCAAATTGACCTTGAGCCGGATGCAGCTTGCGTGCGGCCCGGGCAGGTCGAAGGCACGCGCCAGTCCATCCATCGACACGGGCGGCGTGTACCACCGTCCGTTCGAGGCATTTTCGATGAAGCCCAACAGGCTGACGCGGTCTAGCACCGGCTCGGGATCGCCGAAGGTGAAAGCGACCATACTGCCCTTCCCGTCCTGGTCGATGAGTGCGTCGGCCGCCTGGCCGGCAGGGGTGGCTAGGGCGTTTTCGGCCATTTCAGCAGAACTCCACTACGGATTGTTTTTTCGCTTCGCCGTCGAGCGGCTCGTCGAACAGCACATGCATGATTGCCCAGGCGACGTCGGCGTGGCCGGTTTCGCCGCTGCGGCTCGCGACATAGGTCACCTGCCTGCCCTTCGCGGTCAGTTCGGGCCGGATCGACAGGAAGCTGGCGCTGATATCCTTGTTGCCGGCATCGAACTGCAGGCGCTTGTTGCGCATCACGTTCTTGGCCTTGAGGACCATCAGCGTTTTCAGCGGCGCCGAATACTGGATCGACCGGACGCCGGCGAAGCGCTTGCGCACCAGCTGCACCACGCCAGAACCCGCCCCGGTCGTGTCGATCCCGATGTCGACCACGTTGTAGCGATCCATGGCGGCGAAGATCTCGGCCGCCTGCGTTTCGTAATCGCCGCGCAGCCGCTTCGTTTCCAGCACGCGAAATACCCCGCCGACCGTTTTCGGCAGCGCGACAACCACCAGCGCCGCATCGTCGCCCTGGCTGCTCTCCTGCGGATCGTAACCGATCGCCACTTCGCCTTCGCCATAGGGGCGCAGCGAATAGGGATCGTAATCGCGCCATTTCGAAAAGCTGTCGATGCGGCATGGGTTGAGCACGCCCATGGGAAAAGCGCTGTCGGTTTCGTCTACGAATTCGCAGAGATAGAGGTTGGCGAAGACTTCGGGCGCCTTGCGCTGGCGCAGCTCCTCGACGTCAAACAGGTCGCACCCGGCCGCCGCCGCGTCCTCGATCGTTACCCGCTGGCGCCAGATCCCGTCGTCGCACAGCACGCCCTCGGCCAGCTGCTCGGGGTTGTAAGCCTCGATCTTCGTCCAGTCGGTCTTCGGCTTGCCCTCGTTCCACCATTCGCAGCTCCACTTGCGATAGGCCCCGTGGCTGGTCGTGCTGGGCGTGGAAAAATAGGTTTCGCGGTACCGCTTCTGGCTGGCCATGCCGCTGGCGACTTCGTCGATCCGTTCGAAGTCCTGCGCCCAGAAACACTCGTCATAATAGAAATTGCCATGCTCGCCCTGCGCGGTGCGGAAATTCGCGCCAAGGAAGAACAGTTTCGGCCGTTCGAGCGGCTGCCCCTCCTCGTCGTCGCCGCGGTCGATCAGCAGGTGCTCGCCCTTCAGCGTTACTCCTGTCCACTTGAAGACGAACTCGATGATGTAGCTGCGGAAGATCTCAGCCTGGCGGCGGCTTGCCGACAGGAAGATCTGGTTGCGGCCGGTTTCCAGCGCATCGATCAGCGCCTCGCGCGCGAAATACCAGGTCGCGCCGATCTGCCGGCTCTTCAGGATAAAACGCGTGCGGTGATGCGCCGCCTTCCACCACCCGTCCTGGAAACCGAAGTTCTCTTCCTCGAACTTCTCCTTCAGCAGCGCGGCCTGCTCGGCGGTGATCTGGTTGGCCCGCGCGGCCTTTTTCGGCTTTGCGTTGCGTTTGGCGACCTTGGGATTGAGATCGGCCTCGTTCCCGCTGTCGCGGTACCTGCGGCAGCGTTCGAACCGCTCGATCTGGCGGCCAAGCAGGTCGATCTCCTTGAAGTCCTTCCCGCTCTTGTCCTCCTTCGCCACCAGCTGCTGGTATCGAACCAGCACCGATTCCTCGGCCGCGCGCAGCGGCGGGGCCAGTTCCCACTTCTCGCGCTTCTTCCAGCTCGCAATCGTCTGGTACGGGATCGGTTTGCCCGTCTCCTCGCACTTGAGGCCAAGGCGCTCCAGCTCGTCGCAGATCTCGCGCAGGCCCCAGCCCCGCCAGTAAAGCGAGCGCGCCTCGCGGCGGACATCGGCGTAATGCGGTCTTTCTATGGGGGCGAGCAGCATGGTGTCGGCGCACGCTGCCATCCCCGCGCGCTCGCTTCGCGCCCCGCTTGTTGTGTGAACTCGCGCCTACAACAGCGCCAGCTTGAGAAGAACGCCCGCCTCGTGCCCCTTGTCGCCGATCTCAGTCGCGCGGCTCTCATTTCCTGGGGCCGTCGCGGCCGGGCTCCGGTCCCCCCTCTCGCCGGAGCCCGCTGTGTTTGACGGGAGCCGGAGCAAACCATGGCCAAACGTTCGAAATTCTTCTGCATCGCCGTCGAAGGCGCCACCTGCGACGGTCGCACGCTCGATGCGAACGCACTGCATGAAATGGCCGAGACCTACGCCCCGGCGACCTATACCGCGCGGGTGAACATGGAACACATCCGTGGCTTCAGCGCCGAACCGCCCTTCAACGCCTATGGCGACGTGGTCGCGCTCGAAACCCGCGATGTCGAACTTCAGCTTGGCGGCAAGACCGAACAGAAGGTCGGTCTCTTCGCTCAGGTCGACGCGCTCGACACGCTGGTCGAACTCAAGAACAAGGGCCAGAAGCTCTTCAGCTCGATCGAACTCAATCCCAATTTCGCCGGCACCGGCAAAGCCTATCTCCAGGGCCTCGCGGTTACCGACAGCCCGGCCTCGCTCGGCACCGAGATCATGGAATTCGCTGCCGGCAAGGTGAAGGACGGCGGCACCAGCCTCTTCGCTGAACGCAAGATCGAAAAGGGCAACTTCTTCTCCGCCTCGCACGAGATCACCGGTTTCGATTTCGCCGAAGGCGACAGCACCGAAGCCAGCGCGCTGATTGGCGAGGCGAAGGGCTTCTTCAGCTCGATGCGCGAATTCTTCGCCCAGGGCGGGAAGCCTGTCGAACAGGCTTCGCAGCAGCAGCTCTCGCAGGCTGGCGGCGATGACAATTCGGGCGACCCGGCGAACGACAATCTCGCCGCCTTCGCAGACAATTTCGGCAAGGGCTTCGACAAGCTCACCGCCGCGATCGAGAAGCAGGGCAGCGAATTCGGCGCCCGTCTCGACAAGCTCCAGGGCGAACACGACACGCTCAAGGCCTCGATCGAGAACACCGATGCCGGCGCGCCGCGCCGCACCCGCGCCACCGGCAACAAGACCACCGACCTTTCCACCTTCTGCTGATCGCCCTCAGAACCGCCCACACCCGTCACCCTGCTGCCGTCCCCGGACCCCGCCGTCCTCAAGCAGCGAAGCGTTAGGACTGATAGAATGCGCAACCAGACCCGCGAGCTCTTCAACGAGTATCTCGAGAACACCGCCCAGCTCAACGGCGTGTCCGACGCGACCGTGAAATTCAACGTCGAGCCGACCGCACAGCAGTCGCTGATCGACAAGCAGCAGGAATCGTCCGAATTCCTCAGCCGCATCAACATGGTCACCGTGCCGGAAATGAAGGGCGAAAAGCTCGGCCTCTCGGTCGCCTCCCCCATAGGCAGCCGCACTGACACCGCCGGCGGCAACCGCCGCGAGCCGACGGATCCGAGCGGCCTGGACAAGCACGGCTACGAACTGTTCCAGACCAACTTCGACACCTTCCTGAGCTACGGCAAGCTCGACATGTGGGCCAAATACCCCGACTTCCACGAACGCATCCGCGATCACATCGTCCGCGCAATCTCGCTCGACAAGATCCGCATCGGCATGAACGGCAAGAGCGCCGCTCCCGTGGTCGACCGCGCGGCCGATCCGCTCGGCGAGACGGTCAACATCGGTTGGCTCGAGAAAATGCGCACCGAAGCGCCCGAACGCGTGATGGACGAAATCGTCGATACCAGCGGCCAGGTCACCTATGGTCCGGGCGGCGATTACGAGAACCTCGACGCACTGATCTACGATGCGACCAACCAGCTGCTCGCTCCCTGGGCGGTGGAAGATACCGAACTGGTCGCCATCGTCAGCCGCGACCTGCTGCACGACAAGTACTTCCCGCTGATCAACGCGCAGCACGATCCGGAAAACCAGCTCGCGCGCGATGTCATCATGTCCACCAAGCGCCTCGGCGGCCATCCGGCCACCCGCGTGCCCTTCTTCCCGGCCGGGACGGTCATGATCACCCGCTTCGACAACCTCTCGATCTACGACCAGGAAGGCAAGCAGCGCCGCCTGGTGAAGGACGAACCGGAATACGACCGCGTCACCGATTACCGCTCGGACAACGAAGCCTATGTGATCGAGGACCACGATTACTGCTGCGTGATCGAGAACATCACCGCCGCACCGGCTGCCTGAGGCAGCGGCTCGCTGAACATCGAATAGCCTGGCCGGATAAACCGTTCGGCCAGGCAAGCAGAGGATCTCCACCATGCCCAGTCCCGCCCAGCGCAGCTTCGCCCGGAAACTCGCCGCCAAGTCAACGCCGGCCAAGACGGCTGCGCGCCCCGGCACCAGCGGCCAGCCTGCCGCTTCCGGGGATCCGACCCGGGCGAACGAATACGAACTGCAGCGCGCCGCGATCGGCGAGGACCTCGGCGTGCTCAAGAACATGCAGTCGGTCGCGTCGAAGATCGAGGCAAAGGCCGCGATGCTTCCCAAATACGATCCCTGGGTAGACGGCGTCCTCGAGGCCGCGCAGGCCGCCGAAGGCAAGGGCCAGCTGATCGACCAGGACGACGTGCTGGTCGAAACGATGGTCTGGGCGATCGACTGCGCGGATCACGAACGTGCCCTGCCGCGCATCCGCATTTTCTTCCGCCACGGCATGGAACTGCCGCAGCGCTTCGACCGCACGCCCGGCTGCCTTGTGGCCGAGGAATTCGCCGAAACGGCGCTCAAGGCCATGTCGACCGACAAGGCCCACATCGCCGACTATGCCCCGCTGGTCGAAATCGCCGATCTCACCACCGATCACGACATGCCCGATCAGGCCCGTGCCAAACTGCACAAGGCCATCGGCATGGCGATCGAGCGTGCGACCGACGGGGCTGAAGACGCCGATCTCGCGCAGGCCGGGGGTCGCAAGCGCGGCTTCCAGACCGCGCTCGAAGCTTACAAACGCGCCCTCGCCTTCGACGACAAGGCGGGCGTCAAGAAATCGATCGAACGCGTCGAGAACACTATCCGCAAGCTCTCTGTCGAGGAAGCCTGATGGCGGTGCCCGGCATGGAGAATAAGCTTCTCTTCGGATGTCTGAAATACGTGCTGGCGATCGTCGCGATCGTCGGCGGACTTATCTGGGTCGGCACCAAGCTGGCCTGAACCGAACGCCCGTCCTCAAGCCGCGAAGCGGTAGGACGGACAAAAATCTGCCCCACGGCGCCCGGGGGCGGAAGACATGCACGAACGGGGCTTGCCCCGGTTCCCGCGCAGCGCGCTTCCTCACCCCCGGATTCGTGGCTTACGATAGGAGGCTAACATATCCGGCTTCGTAGCCTCTCCTCCCTCGGGACCCGACCTCGAGGATCCTGCCGACCTCGTCGCGGGCGATGCCTTCTGGCCGGGCCTGTCGATCGCGGGTTTCCAGTCCGAGATGCGGATCCCCGAAGAAGTCGATCCTGCGCGTCTACGCGCCGCGCTTCGTGGCGGGATGCTACAGGTCCGCGGCGAACTCCGGCTCTGGAAGGCGGGCCACGTCCTGGCGGGCGCTGCCACCCTCGGTGCAGTTGGTAGCGAGGAGATCGACGGCGAACCGGCTGTCGAGCTGCTCTACCGCCGCGCGGTCTTCCATGCCGCAGCTGCCGAACTCGCCGAAACCCATTCCGATATCGCCGCCACCGGTGAAGGCCAGGAACGCAACGAGGCCCGCCGCGATGCCGCCGGCGAACTCCGCCGCCTGGCCACCCTCGCGATACGCGACATGCTCGGCGTCACCCGCACTTCGGTCGAGCTGATATGACCCCGTCCTCAAGCAGCGAAGCGGTAGGACGCGCAAAACCGTCCTCAAGCAGCGAAGCGGTAGGGCCGGAAATGCTCTCCTCAAGCAGCGAAGCGGTAGGACGATGAACGTCCTCTCGATCGAAGGCGACACACTCGACCTCATCTGCTGGCGCGAGCTCGGCCGCACTGCCGGAGTTGTCGAAGTCGCGGTCGCAGCCAATCCCGGCATTGCCGATCTGGGTCCGGTCCTTCCCCTCGGCACGCGCGTCGTCCTGCCGGACGTCGCGATCGCCGCGCCCGAAACCCGCGACATCGTGCAGCTGTGGGATTGAATGTGTCCCCCGGTCCTCAAGCAACGAAGTGGTAGGACACAAAAATGCGCAAGCCCCAGCTCCTCCGCGATCATCTCGCCGATGCCTTTCCCGAATTCAACGGCCGCGCGCGCGACAGGCTCGCCGTCTATGTCGAGAATGGCCGCGTCCGCGCGCGTCCTGCGCCCGGCACCTCGACTGGTGTCGCCAGTTTCGAATGGGCCTACCGGCTCGAGGCGGTGCTGCTCGACTTCAAGGGCGATGCCAACACCGTCCTCGCGCTCGTGCTCGACTGGCTGCGGATCCATCAGCCCGAGCTGCTGCTGTCGCATGAAGGCAGCCCGGTGGAACTGCAGGCGGACATCATCGATGACGAACGCATCGATCTGCAGCTCTCGCTGGAGCTCAGCGAAGCGGTGCGCCGGACCGAAGACGGGTTCGAATATCTGCCCGAACCGGCGATCGATGACAGTTTCGAAGGCATCGGTGATGCGGTTGGTCTGTCCGGCCTCGTGATCGGCGGCGAGGACCTGGCTTCATGATTGAAGGCGTGGAAGCCATGGAGGTCGTCGGTGAGTATTTCGATGCCATGCTATCCGATCTCTCGCCGGCGAAGCGCAAGAAAGTCGCGGTCAAGATCGCGCGCGAGCTGCGCCGCAGGAACCGCGATCGGATCAAGCGCAATGTCGAACCCGATGGCGGCAAGATGGCCCCGCGTAAACGCAAGCGCCGCATCCGAAGGGGCAAGCGCACGATCAAGAGCAGGCTGATGTTCCGCAACCTCTACAAGGCGGATCATCTGAAATTCCACGCTACGCCCGATAGTGCCAAGGTCTATTTCGCCAATCCCATCGCCGCTCGGCACCACAGCGGCGGTCGGATGGCCGTTGGCCGGGATTCGGAAGGGCGGAGGGTCGAAGGTGATTTCCCGGCCCGCCCGCTCCTGGGCCTCGACAGCGAAGACATGGACGCGCTGACCGAAGAACTGCTCAAATGGTTCGACGACAACCCGGCGTGGTCGCGTTAGACGCGGATGAACCCGGCCTCGCCCAGCTGCCGGTCGCCCCGGTCGGCAGCGATCAGCCTTGCCTCTGATCCTCCTCGATCGCATTCAGCTCTTCAGCGCGCGTCGCGGGATCCAACTCAATGGCCATCTCACGCTTGCTGCGCGCTATCTCTTCCTTGCGTGCGGCACTTTGCGGGGCCGCGGCCACGCCCGCTGCCATGCAAAAGATCGCGATTACGAACCAGCCCGACAGCCCGATGCCGAGCAAGGATGCAACCAGCAGGACCGGAGCCCCGAACTTGCCGATCGCGTCGATCCCCGAATGCCGCCATTCGGCAATGATCAGGGCGAATATCGTTCCGATCCAGCAGGAAAATACGACAGCTTCCCACATCAGCCGAATTCTTTTCTCAGGATGCGGCGAATCGCTTCGGGACGCGAGGGCTCGTCGCTCTCTGCTTTCCGCCATTTGTCGAGAGGTTCCAGCTCGTCTGGCTGGAGCCGGACGCCGACGAGTACACCCCTTTGTGGAGGGCGTGTTGATCTCGTGTTATCCCCAGTTGACTTGCTCATGAATTCAGGTTAACACCAAATCAGGCCGATGGGAAGCGCCAACTTCTCCACCGGCCCTAACTCAAGCCACGGAGTACAAGTCCGATGACCCAAGCTAAACGCACCGATACCGCCACCCTCAAATCACCGCAACCGGTTCCCGCCGCCACCCGCGCCGCGCTGCTGCGCCGTCTGTGGGATGGCTACGCGCCCGACGGTTCACCGCTGGCAGGGGGTGCGTGATGTTCGATACCTCGTCCCGCGCGGAGATCGAAACCGCGATCGATCAGCTGATTGGCCTGCTCGATGCCGTCGACGGTGATCCCGACCTCGAGGACACCGATGATGAATACGACCCGCTCGACCTTGGCGAGCATCCCGGCCATTACCCCGGCCGGCTGCGCTACGGCATCGACCAGCGCCGCGGCCCGCTCAATTGCGAGGATGTCCTCCAGCGCGGCAGCGATATCGTCTCGAAGGTCGGCATCGCATGACCCGGCACGATGCCGACCTGCTGCGCCGGGCCGAACTGATCGGCGAGATTTCCGATATCGGCAGCGCCATCGCCGGGCTTGCCGAAATGCTCGAAGCGCTCGAGGACCAGCCCGCGCCGCACACGCTTGCCGCGCTGCTGCGCGGGCTGGACTTCTGGGTCGTCGATCTGCTGCGGCGGCAGGAAACCCAAGGCCCGGCCCCCTTACCCGGCTGACCATGTTGTAAGCGGGCGCTCGCACAACAGCGCCCGCTTCGCCCGCCTGCCGGGCCAAGCGCATAGTCGCGCCCGATGCCCGGCTCCATTTCCTCCTCTACCGCTGTCGATCTCTCGCGCCTCGCCGCGCCCGATGTCGTCGAGCCGCTCGATTACGAAACGATCCTTGCTGCAATGAAGGCCGATCTCGTCGCGCGCGATCCCGCCTTCGACCAGCTCGGCGATGCCGATCCGGCGATCAAGGTATTGCAGGTCGCCGCCTATCGCGAGCTGCTCCTGCGCCAGCGGGTCAACGAAGCCTGCCGCGCGGTCATGGTGGCTTCGGCAACGGGTGCCGATCTCGACCAGCTTGGCGCGCTCTTCGGCGTCACGCGCCTCATCCTCGTGCCCGAAGATCCCGGCGCCGGGACCGCTGCCGTCTACGAAAGCGATCTCGACCTGCGCACGCGGATACTCCTCGCGCCCGAAAGCTATTCGGTCGCAGGGCCCGTCGGTGCGTATCGCTACCACGCCCTCTCCGCCGATCCGGACGTTGCCGACGCCGATGCCTTCAGTCCCGCCCCGGGCGAAGTCGTCGTCGTCGTGCTTTCGCGCTCGGGCGACGGCGTCCCGGCCGCCGAAGTGCTTGAAACTGTCGAGGCTTCTGTCGCAGGCGATACCGTTCGCCCGCTCACTGACCAGGTCACCGTACAGGCCGTCCAGCTCGTACCTTTTGACACCGTGGCTGTGCTCGAAGTCTTTGCCGGCCCTGACCAGAATTTCATTCTCGAACAGGCGGCCGCCTCGCTCGGCGAGCTCTACGATCGCGCACGCCGCATCGGCCGTGACGTTCCGCGCAGCGCGATCATCGCCGCCCTTCACGTGGGCGGTGTCCAGCGCGTCGACTTGCAGTCACCCGCTGCCGACATTCTGATCGCGCGAACCCAGGTGTCCGCACCTCGGCAAATCACGATCAGCGCCCAGGTCTCGCCCGAATGAGCGCGGACCTCCTTCCCCCCGGTTCAAGCTTTCTCGAGCGTTCGCTGGCCGATGCCAGCGCCCGGCTCAGCGACGTGCCCGCGCCGATCCGCTCGCTTTGGGATCCCGCCACTTGCCCGCGCGAACTTCTGCCATTTCTGGCCTTCGGCGTATCGATCGACTTCTGGGACACCGATTGGACCGAAGCCGAAAAACGTACCGCCATTGCCGGCGCGATCGAAGCCCAGCGCCGCAAGGGAACGCCGGCGTCCCTGCGCGAAGTTCTCGACCGCTTCGATCCGATGATCGGTCTGGTCGAATGGTTCGAAGACAAGGAAAATCTCGAGCCGCATACCTTCCGCCTCGAACTTCCCTTGGCCGCCGACAGCGCCGTCCAGTACGATCAGGCGCTGGTCGAAGCGCTGTTGCGCGACATCGCGGCGGTCAAGCCACTGCGGGCGCACATGAAGGCCGTTCATCGCCTGGTCGTGCAGGCTGGCACCTACATTGCCGGCAGCGGCCACATCGCCGGTTTCGTCCGCCAGGACGGTCTGACCGATCTGGCCACTCCGCTTGACCCGCTCTGGGCGACCTACCTGCAAACCGAAGACGGCGAGCCCTTGCGCGGCGGCGAAGGCACCTTCCTGGAGCATGAAATCGATGGCTGAACCGATCGACCTCGTTATCACCAATGCGGGTCTAGACGCGCTTGTCGATGCCCAGAACGGCAACACCGATGCGATCGAAGTGGTTGAAGTCGGACTGACCGAAACCGCGTTCGATCCCGCGCCGACGCTCACCGCGCTCCCTGGCGAAACGAAGCGCCTCGCCAGCGTGACCGGTCAATCGGTCGCGCCCGACATCATCCATATGGTTGCTCTCGACGCGACCACCGAAGCCTATGAACTGCGCGGCATCGGGCTCTATCTGTCCGATGGCACGCTATTCGCCACTTACGGACAAGCCGATCCGATCTTCGTGAAGGTCACGATCGCCGATTTCCTGCTGGCTCTCGACGTGCGATTCTCGGGCGACATCGCCGAGGACATCGTCTTCGGTGATTCAACCTTTCTCTACCCGCCGGCCACCGAAACCGTGAAGGGCGTCGCCCGCCTTGCAACCCAGGCCTTGGTCGATGGCGGCGAGGACGATGAAACGATCGTCAGCCCTCTGAAACTCGCCGCCCGTCTCGCTCCCGTGCTGCAATCAATTGCCGCAGAACAGGCCGCGCGAATTGCTGGCGACAGCGACCTTGCAGATACCATCGCCCATGAAATCATAGACCGGGGAAGCGAGGATGCGGCGCTGCGATCGCTGATCGATGCGCTGCGCGCGGTCACGATCACCGGGTCGGGGCTGGCCGCCGGTGGCGGCAATTTGACGGGCAACCGCCAGATCAACGTACCGGCAGCGAGTGGACCGGAAATCGCGAGCGGATCTTCAAGTTCGAAAGCGGTGACGCCCCAGGCAATAGCACAGGTTCCGCAAACCTTCGGCGGGGCATGCTCGATCCTCGGGCTCGGCGGTTCGCTTATCAAGACGGGCACCGTGTCCGTCGCCTTCGCGGGCGGCGGCAGCCACACCTTCCCCACCGCTTTCCCCAACGCTTGCTACCGCGTCCTGCTTACGCCCTTGGGCGATCCCGATGGCGGGGACGAAGCTGATGAAACCTGGTGGGTCACCGGCATGAACGCCGCCGGGTTCAACGTATCCGTCGGCGGCGATGGGAACAACATCACCATGGCATATCTGGCAATCGGAAACTGATCCCATGAGCTTGTTTTACAGCGCGAGAACGGGTGGCTTCTACACTTCGGAAATTCACGGCGCGGCTACACCCGACGATGCTGTCGAAGTGACATCCGACCGCCATCGCGAACTTATGTCTGCCCAGGCCAGGGGGGCAGTGATTGTCCCCACACCTAACGGACACCCGCGCGCCCGCTTCCCCGAGATAGAAGAGCGCAGGCAGATACTGATCTCTACCACCCGCGCTGAAGCGTCGCGCCGCATTCGCGCCTTCAGCCCCGAATGGCGCCAAATCAACGATCTGCGCGACCCAACGCCCGCCGGCGCGCGGCGCTTCGAAGCGATCGATGCAATCCGCTGCGCTTGTGGAAGGATCGAGGCGGAAATCGCCGCCGCTTCAGCGACCGAACTGAGCGAAATCGCCGTCAAAGATCACGCCGACTGGCCGCAGTTTGAAACCGGGAAGGCGACCTGATGGCAAAAATTAATGACCTACCCCAAGCCAGTTCGCCGTTGGGCGATGAAACCCTGCCGATCGTGCAGGGCGGACGCACGCGAAGGACAACCGTTGCGCAGCTGACTGATATGGCATCGGCCCGGGCCGAAGCTGCAGCGGCGTCTGCGGAGGAAATACTGCAAGGCCATTCATATCCAAGCAGGGCAGCGGGCGAAGAAGCAACTCCTGAGGGGCAATTCTTCCGGGTTTGGAATGGCGATACCCCCCGCACCTATTCGCGATATGAGCGAACGGCCGCAGGTTCGGCGCCGGTGTCCCCGCTCGCCCCGACGATTGACTTGGCCACCCCCGCTAGCGGTAAGGGTCTCGACCTCATCGGTGAACCGACCGTTGCTGATATGCTCGCTTCCGTCTTTCCGGCGCGCGGCGCAGGATCGATATGGCATGCAGACGGGCACCGTTACCGCGAAGCTGTGATTGTCGCTGCCGACCACCACCTTGTCACCGCAGGGGGTGTGAAGTTGTACGTTCTGCCGGGTCCTGATGGCAGTTACAACGTCCGCGCATTTGGCGCGAAGGGCGATTGGGACAATGACACTCAGACCGGCGCCGACGATCAACCGGCATTCCAGGCTGCATGCGATGCCGCGGGATATTCCAGCGTCGTGGCGGCGCGCGTCACGGTTCCGGCGCCAGAACCTGGCAAGGAATATTACCTCGGATCAGCGGTTGAACTCGGCAACCACGGCCCCGTCGAAATTCATGGGCCAAATGCCGAAGCCCGCATAATCCGCAAGGCGGGCAACGACTACGCTTTCACCTCTCTGGTGAACGATTGGTGCGGTGTGTTCCTCGGCATCCAGGGTCAGGGTTCGAATGATCCGAACGACAACGGAATGACCGAATACTATCCGGCGATCCTGTCCAGCAAGCGCTTCAAATGTGATGTGTTCGTCGCTTATTGCGGCGGCGACAATTACCCTGGCAGGTCGGAATACACCGCCAATGGCAATCAGGCGAACGAACCGACCACCGGCAAGAAGCGCTCGAAATGTTTTGCTGTCGGGCTGGTCACGACCGAGGGCAACGGCACCAACTATTCAGACATCACCGTCCGCGCAGCCCGCTGTGGCGGCGATGCAGTCTACATCGACGTTGAAAGCGGGCTTCGCAATCAGAACGGAATGCTGATTTTTGTTCGCTCGGCATTCCAGGTGACCGGCTATGCGATCAACAACCAAAGCGGCGTGCGAAACTGGCTGAGAGTGGCCACCGCGCAAGGGCACTTCTCGCAAGGTGTCATCCGCTGTGCGGATACGCAAAATATCTGCGAAATTTCATACGTCGAAGCCGATGTGGGCGGCGGATACACCGCAACCGATATTCACGGCCGCGCCTTCATGCTGGAAGGCGCACAGAACACCTGCACGCTCACATATGCCCCGGGCTGGGCCTATCAGGGTCAAGGCGGGCGAAACGAAGTGTTCGCCTTGGTGAACGGCAACAACCGGGTGAATGTGCTGGCGCCGGTCCAGTTCACCTATGACGGGTTCAACGGCAAGCGATATGAAGGCGCGCGACCCGATTTCCAGAACGGCATTTCGATTGCTGGCATCCCCTTCGACAATCTGGCTTCGGGAACCGACGATGGCACAATTGTCGGCATGTCGAACGGTTCGACCGGCGCGGCCCTTGCAGCTGCCTGGACGACACGGTCCATCCGATACGAAGTGATCGGCAAAACCTGTACTGCCACGATCACTCTGGCCGGTACGCTGACTTCGGCACAGGCTTCCGTCCTGTCGGTGACCGGCCTGGGCTCGCTGTTCGGCTATTCGCTGCCCGCGGAGGGTATGCTGGGTACCGGGCACATTCGCAACGTGACCACGGGCGCTTCGTCGAAGCCGGTATTCCTCAAGAAGAACAGTACCGACGCGGCCCATATCGTCGGCCACGACGACGGGCTGGTGAAGAAGATGAGCGATTTCGTGGCGGCCAACGAACAGTTCGAGGTGCGGCTTAGCATCTCGTTCGTCGCATGATGCTGCGCGATCGCCCCTTGATCGCGCGAGCGTGTTTCAGCCTGCCCGATGGAAACGCTCACTCAGTCCAGAAGGCCGGATTGTGATGCGCGAACCCACCTCCCCACGCTCAGAGAAAGGAACAGTTGAATGCCACCCAAGCACCCGCCGCTTCGCCCGGAAGATTTTGGCGCGATTAGTGACCGCGCCACTGTTTCGACGAAACTGTCTCCACGGGAGCCGACACTTTCCCGCCGCAAGCGTCACAAGAAGTATGAAACGAATGCGGTCCCTTGAACGGAGTTCCAGCCTTTCCGCCAGTGGGATCCCTGAAAAAGGGCGCTTCGCGACCGCAATCGGGGCAACTTTCCGAGAAATACCATTGCTTGGGAATCGGGGGGGCAGGTTCAAAGGAATAGTCACTGTCCAAGGGGGAAATCCCTATCCCTCTCTGATGAGCGGCCTCGAGCATTACCGTGAAAGCTCTTGAGTTTCCTTGTCGATCTTTACCCGCAGCAACCATTGGCACCCTCCGCTCCAGCGATTGGCGGAGGGTGCCTTAACGAGCCCACAGAGTCGAGTCGTTTCAGTCACTTAACCCCACCGGGCTCGCGAACCGCACAGTCGCCAAAGAAAGTAGACCTTTGATGGGTATCGAACTGAAAGCGATGCTGGCCTGGCTGGCGTTGGCCCTCGGCATCGCCGCGCCGCTGCCTGACCTGGTCGGCGGCATGATCGTCGGGCTGGCGACCACCTACGCGAGCATGCTCTTCACGCCGCCCGAAAGCCGAATGACAGTATGGGCCACGCTGTTCGCGGGCCTCGTTGTCTGTCTGGTCGCGGCGATCGCGCACCCGCACCTTCCTTTAAACTTGGACGACTGGCCGCTGCAGCTGGTTATGGCCATTGCTGGCGCGGCTTCGCGGTGGGTCGGAGGCGCACTCGCAAGCTTCGGCAAGGGCGCGGTGGCGCGCGCCGGCAGATTGCCTTCCGAATTCCGCCTTCCCGGGGGGAAGGACTGATGGAACTGTTCCACCTCCTGACCGGACTGGTCGAAATCATCATCGCGGTCCTTCTGTGGCACCATGCCGCGCCTGCTCTTCGCCGTATCGGCACCTGGCGTGCCTGGAAAACCTGGCTCCTCGGCGTGGCTCTGGCCCTGCTGGGCATTGGCCAGATCGATGCCTGGCTCACCGGCCAGGCGATCCCCTGGCTACGCCAATCCGGCGACCTCACTCTCATCCTCTACGGAGCCTGGCGTTTCGTCCATATCATGCGCCACGTCCCGCCCCCGCATTGGAGCGACGCACCATGAAACTCTCTCCCCACTTTACGCTCGCGGAGATGACCGTTTCGCAGACCGCTGCGCGGCGGGGCATCGACAACACGCCTGGCGATAGCGAAATCGCGGCGCTGAAGGCGCTTAGCATCGAAGTGCTGGAGCCTGTCCGCGCACACTTCGACAGGCCCGTCATCGTTTCCAGTGGCTATCGCTCGCCGGAACTCAATCGCGCGATCGGCGGGTCTTCCACCAGCCAGCATTGCAAGGGCGAAGCCGCCGACTTTACTGTTCCCGGCGTGAGCGTCCTCGATCTGGCGAGGTGGATGCACCGCAATCTTCAGTATGATCAGCTGATCTACGAGTTCGGCCGCTGGGTCCATGTCAGCTATCGCGCCGGCGCGTTGCGCAACATGGAACTCTCGGCCAAGCGTATTGCGGGCCGCACCCGCTACTTGCCGGGAATTCAGGAATGAAGTCCCTGCAACAGCGCGTCGCCGCCTTCGCCGCGCGTATCGGGCTGACCGGTCTGGTCGTCGTCCTGCTGGGCGCCGCGCTGGTCGTCCAGACCGTACGGCTCGAAGGCTTCCACATCTGGCCGGTCAGCGTCACCGGTTGGATCAAGTCCGCGCAGCTGCGCGCGAACGAGCGCGATGCCGAACGCACCGCCCACCGAGAAACCAAGATACGGATCGCCGAGGCGGCCCGCGAAGCCCAGCGCCTCGAGCGCGCGCGCCTCGAACGCATCCGTGCCGAACAACAGGAGATTTCCGATGCCATTCGCCAGGGCTACGCTTCTCGTCTTGCCGCTGCTCGCACTCGCGCTGACCGGCTGCGCAAAGAACTACAGGCCCGAACCCAGCCTGCAGCTGCGCCCGCAGGTCTCGCAGTGCCCGGCCTATCCGCTACCGCCGCAGGAATTGCTGGAGCGCCCGAGGATCCTCGACTTCCTGCAGCAGCCCTCGCCGCCGCTGAAGAGCTCGAGCGAAACCTCATCGCCACGGAACAGGCCCTCCAGCTCGACGCCCTGATCGACTGGATCCGCCAGCAGACAGCGATCGATCCGAACAAGTCCGAGGAAATACAGCCATGACGACCGAGAAGTTCATCCACCTTCTGACCCACGCCAGGGGCTTGCCCCGCGCCTTCGTCGACAAGGCCCGCGCTGCCGCAGCCGCCATGGCCGAAGGTCCGCAGCGCGATGCGCTGAAGGCTGCAATTGCCGCCGCCGACGTGGCTCCCGCTCCGCGGGCCCGCAAGCAGGCCGCTGCCGCCGAAAGCTAGCCCCTGTTGTAAGGCAGCGCGCGCACAACAGCGCGGGGATGGATGACGCTTCCTCTCGCGGCATGATTGCCCGCGATGTTCATCCAGCCCCGCCCTGAAGACGAAGACCCCGTCGATCCGCGCGCCATCCTGCGCGAAGGAACCGTCCTTGCCGTCGATCTGGACGCCGGCACGGTCGAGGTCGAAACCGGCGAGGTCCACAGCGCCCCCATTCGTTTTAGCACCGGGCGCGCGGGCGACACCCGTATCTGGTCACCGCCCAGCGTCGGCGAACAGGTCCTTCTCCTGTGCCCCGAAGGCGATCTCGAACGCGCGATCTGCATCGGCGCGATTCCGCAGGACAGCTTTCCCCCGGCCGGCAACAGCCTGACCGAACTCATTCTCTTCGCCGACGGCGCACAGCTGAGCTACGATCCGGAAGGCCACCATCTCGAACTCGCCCTTCCCGACAACGCTACCCTCGCCATTCGCTCGACCGGCGGCGTGTCGATCGACGTCGGCTCGGCCGAACTGGCGATCACCGGCAATGTGACGATCGACGGCGATCTCGAAATCACCGGTGCGATCCGCGCCGACGGCGACGTGACCGGCGCAGGTGTCAGCCTCGAGGACCACCTTCACGGCGAAGTTGCTTCCGGCCAGTCGCAATCGGGGCCGCCCGCATGACCGGCATGTCCCGCACCCTCGGCACCGCTATCGATGGTGACGATCATCTTGCGCAATCCGTCGCTGATATCCTGCTGACGCCGATCGGCAGCCGGGTGATGCGGCGCGACTACGGCTCGCTGCTGCCGCAGCTGCTCGACCAGCCCCTGAACGATGCCACCCGGCTCGCACTGTTCGCCGCGACCGCCACTGCGCTGCGCCGCTGGGAAAAGCGTCTGCGCCTGGTGCGCTGCGCGCTCGAAAAAACCGGCGCCGGTGCCGCCACGCTCTTCCTCGAGGGCTACCGTACCGACAGCCCCGAACCCAACAGCCTCATGCGGCTGACCGTGCCGCTGCCCCGCCTCAACCAGGCCGCCTGAACTAGGAAGGACCGTTTCATGCCCTATTATCACGGGATCCGCGTCGTCGAACCCGCCCAAGGTGTCCGCGCCCTCAAACTGGTCGCGACCGCCGTGATCGGTCTCGTGGCAACCGCCGCCGATGCCGATGATACCGCCTTCCCCGCGAACCGCCCCGCACTCGTCACCGATATGCGTGATGCGATTGCGAAGGCCGGCACCAGCGGCACGCTTGCCCCCGCGCTGGCCGCGATCGCGGACCAGGCCAGTCCGATCATCGTGGTCGTTCGCGTGCCCGAAGGCGCCGATGCGGCCGAAACCGAAACCAATATCATCGGCGGCGTGTCCGATGGCAGCTTCACCGGCCTCGAGGCGCTGCGCGCAGCTGAAACCGAACTCGGCGTGCGGCCGCGCATCCTTGTCGCGCCCGGGCACGATACGCAGCCCGTCACCGAAGCGCTCGTCACCGTGGCCCAGCGCCTTCGCGGCTTCGTCTATGCTGCGGCGACCGGTACCGATACCGCGGCCACCCTCGCCTATCGCGCCAACTTTTCGCAGCGCGAGCTCATGCTGATCTGGCCAGACTTCGCGGCCGACCCCGCCTTCGCGGGCGATGCCATCGCGCGCGCCGCCGGATTGCGCGCCAGGATCGACGAGCAGACGGGCTGGCACAAGACGCTTTCCAACGTCGCCATTGCCGGGGTCGCTGGTCTTACCAAGGATATCGACTTCGACCTCCAGGACTCGTCGAACACCGCCGGCCTGCTCAACGATGGTGATGTCACCACGATGGTCCGTCTCAACGGCCACCGCTTCTGGGGCAACCGCACCTGCAGCGATGACCAGCTCTGGTCCTTCGAAAGCCGCGTACGCACCAGCCAGGCGCTGCAGGACACCATTGCCGAAGGTCTCGCCTGGGCAATCGACAAGCCGCTTACCCCGCAGCTGGCCCGCGACATCGTCGAAACGATCAACGCGCTCTTCCGCGGACTGAAGGCCGAAGGCCGCATCATCGGAGCCGAAGTCCTGCCGATAGATCCGAACATCAACACCGCAGCCAGCCTCGCGGCGGGTCGCCTGACGCTCGATTACGAGTTCACCGACACCGCCCCGCTCGAAAGCCTGACGCTCAACCAGCGCGTCACCGACCGTTTCTACGCCCAGTTCGGCGAACAGGTCGCCCGCCTCTGACGCCTGTCCTCAAGCAGCTCAGCGATAGGACGAAAGAAGACGCGATAGGACAACTCGCCCTCAAGCAGCGCAAAGCGCGGTAGGGCAGAAAGGATCACCATGCTCCCCCAGAAACTGAAGAACTTCCGCGTTTTCAACGACGGGCAGGATTATCTCGGCATCGCTTCGGAAATCGAGCTGCCCAAGCTGAAGATGGCGGGCGAGGAATACCGCGGCTCCGGCATGCTCGCCCCCGTCGATATCGACCTCGGCCTCGAAAAGCTCGAGATGTCGGCCACCTATGGCGGTCTCGTCGTCGGCGTGCTGCGCCAGTTCGGTCTCACCCGGGTGGATGGCGCAATGCTCCGCTTCGTCGGCGCCTACCAGGGCGACAGCTCCTCCATGCAGGCCACTGCCGCCGAACTGGTCGTGCGCGGCCGGCACATGGAACTCGACCCCGGCAACGCCAAGGCGGGCGAAGACACCGAATGGAAGGTCAATTCCACCCTCGCCTACCTCAAATGGACCATCAACGGCGCTGTCGAAGTCGAAATCGACGTGATCAACAACGTCTACATGATCGGCGGCACCGATCGCATGGCCGCCGTCCGCGCGATCCTCGGCCAGTAACCCACCGGGGGCGGCGCTCGGGGCGCCGTTCTTCGACCCGTTTATCACACCCGTCCTCAGGTTAGCGCAACCCGGTAGGACAAAAGGAACGAGAGGCCCGAAATGAGTGACACGCCCGAAACCGCAACCGTCAAGCTGGTTCACCCGATCAGGCGCGAGGGAGGCGACATCGCTGATCTTGTGCTGCGCAAGCCCAAGGCCGGCGACCTGCGCCGCCTCAGCCTGCAGAAGCTGCTCGAAAGCGACATCGATACGCTGCTCAGTGTCATCCCCCGCATCAGCGAACCCGCGCTGATCGACAGCGAGGTCGCCCAGCTCGAGGCCGAGGACTTCGCCGAAATCGGGGGCACGATCTTCGGTTTTTTTATGAGCCCGACGGTGAAGAAGCAGGTCGAGGAAATGACGGCCCGCTGAGTGTCGAACGGATGATCGCGGAAATCGCCGCAATCCTCCACTGGCAACGCTCCGAACTCGTCACGCTCGAAATCGATGAACTCCTTCGCTGGCACGGCATCGCCGTGGCCACCTGGAACAGGTTGAACCGGACCGAGAAAGGCTGATCACAATGTCGAAGAACAGCCTCAACCTCCTGGTCAAGTTCTCCGAGAAGGGGCTTTCTGAGCTGAAGGGGGGATTCAAGAATCTCGTCGGTCTCGGCAAGTCCGGCGCGAACAGTTTTCGAAACCTCAGGAGAGAAGCCGACGGGTTCAAAGGCGAACTCGAAAAGGTTCGAAAGCAGATCGACGGCGCGAGCGGTAACATTACCGAGCTCGTAAATCGCGAGAAGCAGCTCGAGCGTTCGCTCGAAGGCGTCAACGACGAACTGCGCAAGCAGGGCAAGCTCTACGAAGCCTCTAAGAAAGCTCAGGCTTTCCGGGCGAAGGGCGCTGATTTTCGCAGCCGCGGCCGCGCCAACGCCATTGGTGGTGCTGCGCTCCTCGCACCCTTGGCAGTCGCAGCCAAGGCAGGCGCAGACTTTTCCAGCCAGATGGTCGACATCCAGCAGAAGGCGAACCTGTCCGACGCGGCGACCGCGCGCATGCGCAACAATATCATCGATGCCGCACGGGCGTCGGCGCAGATGCCCGACGAGTTGCAATTGTCGATCGATGCGATGGCGGGATTGGGCGACATCACATCACAGCAGGCGGCATCTCTGGCGTTGCCCATGGGCCGCTTTATGACGGCGTTCAAAGCGCAAGGCGCGGACACCGCGTCAGCCCTTCATGCCGGCATTACAAAGCTGAACATCCCGTTGAAGGAATCCCAGAGGTTCCTCGACATGATGGCTGAAGGCGGCAACCAAGGCGCATTCGAAGTCAAGGACATGGCAGGCGCCATGCCCTCGCTGACTGCGCAAATGAAAGCGCTGGGGCAAAGCGGTCACGAAGCTGGCGCAGAGCTTATCGCCATGCTTCAGGTTGTGCGGGGGGGGACCGGCACTTCGGCGGAGGCGGCAACCGCAGCTTCCGACCTTCTTTCCAAGCTCACCGCACCCGTCACCATGAAGGCCTTCGAGAAGGCCGGCATCGACGCTTTCGCGGCAATCGAGACGGGGCTGAAGAACAACATATCCCCTCTCGAAACAATGATCGCGTTGACTGAGAAGGCTACCGGGGGAGACAACAAGAAGCTTCAGAATTTTTTCGCCGATAAAGAAGCAAGCAAGGCAATGCGCCAGCTAATGGCTGACTACGACAAGTTCGGGCAGATGAAAAAGGACATCGCCGCCGCCGATGGCGTAACCGACCAGGCCTTCGAACAGCGCATGGCAAACGACCAGAATGCGCAGATGCGTCAGCTGGGCAGCGCGGGTGCGGGTCTGATCTTGGCAATTGCTCCGGTACTCACGCCTGCGCTCACCGCGTTAGCCAATGCCATCACCCCTCTGGCTAATTCGGTCGCCGACTGGGCACGTGAAAATCCGGGCCTGGCCAAGACCATCCTGATGACCGTCGCAGGCTTCGGCGCCGCACGCGTCGCACTCGGCGGCCTGCAGTTCGCCTTCGGCGGCATGCTTGGCCCGCTTTCCAAGGGGTATCAGCTATGGAAGAAATACCGGACGCTCGGCTCGATTGCGGAGACATTCCCCAAGCTCGCAACCGGCGTGCGGATGCTGGGCGTCGCTTTCCGCTTCATGCTCGGACCGGTCGGCCTTTTCCTGACCGTACTCGCTGTCGTTGGCGTCGCCGTCTATCGGAACTGGGATACCATCAAGGCCGCGTTCAACACTGGCATCGCGTTCCTTGGCGGACTGCGCGACAAGTTTTTGTCGATCGGCAAGGGTATGATCAGCGGTTTGGTTAACGGTATCACATCCGCACCTGGCCGCGTCTGGGATGCGTTGAAGTCAATCGTCATGAACGGCGTAACCAACGTGAAGAAGCTGCTCGGGATCAACTCTCCCTCGCGGCTCTTCATGGGCTTCGGCGGCAATCTCTCCGAAGGCATGGCGATCGGCATCGACAGGAAGCGAAGCGACGCCTTCGCGAGCGCACGCCGTCTCGCAACCGGTGTCGCCGGAGCTGCCGCGCTGTCCTCGCCGGCCTATGCCGGTGGTGCAGGCTTAGGACCCTCCACGGCCCCGGTCTCATCAGGACCGGTCACCATCCAGATCTACCAGCAGCCCGGCGAAGACGCGGGTGATCTCGCGCAGCGCGTGCGCCGCGAGCTCGAAGCGATCGAGCGCGATCGTCGTGCCGGCGCGAACTCGGCCTTCGGAGATTGATCCTAATGCTCATGTCCCTCGGTCTCTTCGCCTTTGAAACCGGCAGCGCCCCCTTCCAGCAACTCGCCCGCCGCAGCGAATGGCGGCACGGCGAAACCGAACGCGTCGGTGCGGCCCCGGCCGGCCAGTATCTCGGCCCGGGCAACGACACAGTCACCCTATCGGGTATCATCGCGCCTGGCATTGCCGGACGCCATTCGGCCCTGCGCACGCTGCGCGAAATGGCCAGTGAAGGCGAAGCGCATCCGCTCGTCGACGCGCAGGGCTACGTCTATGGTGATTTTGCCATCCTCTCGCTCGACGAAACGCGCACCCACTTCATCGACACCGGCGAAGCCCGCAAAGCCGACTTCTCCCTCGAACTGCGGAGCGTTTCATGACCGATCGAACACCCGCCCGCTTTCATGGCCGCGATACCGGCGCGCAGCGCCAGCCCGTCGGCCGCGATACCGGCGGCCCCGCGCGTGCGCATCTCGATTGTTCCGCGACCTGCCGCTGCGGTGCCAGCTTCAACGCCTCCAGCCTGAGTAAGCTGCGCGACAAGACGGCGATCCACATGGCCGACTGCGATGGCTGATCGGCAGAACCGCGCCGACTATCGCCTCACGCTCGAGGGCAAGTCGCTCGGCCCAGGGGGAACCCCTGCCCTACCCGAATTCGCCGCGGCGCTGATGGCGAAATTCTCTCCGCGCCTCGTTTCGCTCACCTTGACCGAAAAGCGCGATGGAGAAGCCGATCGTCTCGACATCGTCCTCGATGACAGCGACGGCCAGCTCGAGATCCCGCAGGCCGGCCAGGTCCTCTCGCTGCAGCTGGGCTGGGCCTGGGGCGCCGATGTCGAACCCGGCCTGGTCGACAAGGGCCGCTTCAAGGTCGATGAGGCCGAATGGGAAGGTGCGCCCGATCGCATCACCATTCGCGCTCGCTCGGCCGACTTCGCTGCCAGCTTCGATCGCCGCTGCGAAAAGCCTCATGTCGCCCGCAAGCTGGGCGAGATCATCCGCGAGATCGCATCCGCGCAATCGCTCACCGCGATCGTGGATCCGGACCTCGCGGCTGAACACCTGCCTGTCATCGACCAGGACGAGCTGTCCGACGCGGCGCTCCTGCGGATCCTCGGCCGCCGCTTCGATGCCGCGGCTACGGTCAAGGATGGCAAGCTGATATTCATGCCGATTGGCGAAGCCCGCTCCGCTTCCGGCCGATCGCTGGGCTCCAGCACAATCACTCGCCGCGATGGCGACAGCTTCCGCTATCGCCGCGGCGAACGCGGCCAGTTCGGCGGGGTGGAGGCAAGGTGGCACGACCGCGCGAAAGGCCAGCGCTCGACTGTCGAGATCGGCGCCGGCGGCGACAAACCGCCCAAGCGTCTCAAGCGGACCTACGGCAGCGAGGAAACCGCCCGCCGCGCCGCCCGCAGCGCGAGCAGGAAAATGGACCGCGCCAAGGCAGAGTTCTCCATCAATCTGGCGCTCGGCCGTCCCGAACTCTTTCCCGAAAAGCCGCTGACGCTCGCAGGCTTCAAGCCGGAAATCGATGCGCAGGATTGGCTGATCGGCGAATGCCGGCACACGCTCAGCGGGTCCGGTGGCCTCGTGTCCGAACTCACCCTCGAAGCGAAGTAGCTGTTCTGCCTAATATTTGGGCATTGCCATGTGAAAACATTTGCGGAACATGGCTCTCGGGAGGTGACAGGCGCGGCGCGCGGGGAAGGCGCGGCGTCTATGGAACAGGGTCGAACACCGATGCATCCGAAGACCAAGGCTCCGCGCAAATCCAGCGCGAGCATCGACTGCCCCCACTGCGGACAGTCAGCACCCGTACGCACAAGCCGCCAGGTAACGCGGCTCTATCGCGAACTCTATCACCAGTGCAGCAACCTCGATTGCGGCCACACCTTCGCCAGCGCGCTTTCGATCACGCACACGATTTCCCAAAGCGCCTGCCCAGATCACTCAGTAGATTTACCGGTTGCGCCTCCGCGGCGAAGCGCAGGCAACGATAACGATCAGGTGACCGCGTCTCGGGCGCCGGAAGACATCTTGCCACCAGCAAACAGTTAACAAGATGGAGCCAGAAAGGTTGGACTGAAGGCTCGACACAAAATCGGGTCAGGCTGCTTTTCTATATTGAGGGCGGTGAACCTGATTCCCTTTGATCTCTTCGGGTACTTTCAAACCCTTCGATGCAATCAATAACTCTGTCCCCGTGCGCTTCGTCTGTACCGAGTAGCGGATATCGAACAGGTATTGTCGGCGGCACCGGTAAAGTTGCCGGACTTCCTGAGCATCGTCATACGTTAGAACCCAGGGTCTATCGATCGATAAAATAGCTCTCGCGACCTCGGCGTGATCGTCCGCGCCATAAAAGCTAGTGTAGAGACTAGCACCCTTCTGGTAATATGGTGGATCGAGAGCGATAAAGCTCTTGCGCGGCAAGCTACGATCCATGTTCGACAGGAAAACCAGCGCGTCTTCTTGGGAGAGATGAATCCTGGAACGATATTTTCGGATGCGTCGGATACGTCGGATGAGCTCCGACTTATTAAACCTACAGTCTATCTTATAATTTCCGGTTTGCTTCAGCCCGCCTATAATTCCGCCAGTGCCGATGATACCCGATCTGTTCGTCCGATTGAGAAAGAACGTGGCAAAACCCAGAGAAAGTGTCTCCACGGGCCCGACCGAACGGTAAATGGCCTTCTGTCTATGCCATTCTTCAACCGATATTTCGGTATTTTCAATGAGTTCACAAAGTGCGTCGGTTTCTTCGAGAACACTCTTCCAGAATGACCATATCCCGCGATCGACATCGTTAAGATGGATATCGCTCACCTGCCCATTGAAAAGAAGGGACAGGGCCAAGCTCGCTCCGCCAGCGTACGGTTCGGCGTAGTGACCTCGTTGGAGCCCATTTAGACGGAGTAAGCTGCTAGCGAGCTCATAGAGCGAAGATTTTCCGCCGGGATAGCGAAGCGGTGAGTGCGCGCGAGCCATGCAATAACCTTTTGGAAGGCCGGAATACGGGCCTTCCGTAGACAAACTCTTTCCAGTCGGCCAGCAAAATCTAGGGTAGCGTAGTTAGCGCCTTTGCGAGCATCGGGGACACTCGTTCCATATCATTGATGAGCTGCATCTCATCGAACGTCGCGCTGATGGCATCGTGTTTCGTAGTGTTGCCAGCTTGCGAGATGCTCGCCATTGCATTTGTGATTGGGCCGCTTTGAGTTTTGGTCAAACCCAACTGATTTTGTAGCACGCCCTTGCTAAAAAACGCGGTGAATGACTGGCCCTCCTTCGCCCCGCAGACGGCGGCGATCGTCTCGATGAGAGACCAGCATCCTACGGCAACTAGCTGCGGGTGCTTCCTTGCGCTCACAATGCGCAAAGAATGGTAGAGGTTAATGAGCTTGTCATTGCCGCTGCTATTAATGGCGGAAGTCAGGGCCTTATCTTGCTTGATTCTGAAGGGTTGGTTTGGCGTTGGCGACGATTTCCCGTCAAGGTTATCCTTGCTCTCGCCAGTGTGATCTCCTCCGCTGCTTTCCGTATCTTTTTCCTTTTCGGGGTCTTCCTCTTCGGGATCGGCGTGTTCCGACGCTGCCACTCCAGCCCTTTCTTCAAGCGTGCTAGCGTATTCGAGGATCTCTGTTTCGTTCTTACGCGAGGTTATCCGCTTCTCACCGAGTAAATCCGTAATCAGCAGCCTTAGAAGTTTCTCAAAATCAGCTTTGCTCCGCCTGAATTTGACTTTGCCCGGTTGTGGGTTGGAGTCGTCGGCTTTGAGGATAGCTTTAATCGCATCCGTGCCGACGAACCGTTGTAAAGTGGTCACCCTACCTTGACGGTCGGAAGCCGTAATCAGACCGATGGCTTCAGCCCTCTCGAGCAGATCGAACGCGATCGCGTATTTCTTAGTCGGGTTGAACCGGTGCTGTTCGTCGGGGCCCCATTCTTTCCGGCCCCGCCCCTTCTGATTGCGATTATGTATGTTCGCCATCCAGAAATTAAGGACCTTTTGGTCTTCAAAAACGCGGCCATCGATCGTTTCAATTTCGTCTACGCTTTCAGCCAGTTTAATGAACCGTTTGTGCCATTTGGCGGGTGCGAGATCCGGATCGTTGAGCAACATCACCGCGCAAGCTCTTCGGTTGCCCTCATAGACCACATAGGTCGGCTCGCCCTCATCCGCTTCGTCGTCGATACGGATTACGCCGATAAGCTGTAAGGGATTGAGTTCGCCTCTCTCTGCGATGCTCTTGGCCAGCTCATAGACTTGTTCTTCGTCCAGCAGCCTCTCAATGATTTTGTCCGGGTCGGCAATGTAGCCATGGCGCGGGTTGCGATCGAAAAGGTGAATTCGGTCGACAGGAATCGGAATTACTTCGCTGGACATTCGGCCCCCAACTCATCTCAAGGTTCATTTCCGCTGCTATTGGTGTCGGTAGCGCACCAACTTCAAATCCCCAACCGCGCTTCCATGTACTCGTAAAGCAGCTCGCGCCACTGGTCCTTATCCAGCTCGAGCAGCGGAAGCTTGTGCTCCCTCGATCGGCGGTCGTCCGGCAGGCGTATGCTGATCGTTCCGTCGCTGCTCCAGGCAGTGAAGGACAGATCGGTCAGCCCGTCGATCCGGCGAAGGCCAACGTACCCTTCGCCCAGGCGATTGTCCGATTGCGGCAACACGAATTCCAGAACCAGCTTGGGATCATCCTCGTCCAGCTCGAGATTGATATCGTCCAGCACCTTTTGCATCATCGATTGCGTGCCGGACCATGCCGCCGCCGCATTGGCCGCGGCATACTGCCTGGTGGCGCTGGCCGCCGCAGCCTCGGACGCCGCCTGCGCTTGTCGTTCACGCTTGGCCGCCATCAATCGCTTGATCCTGTTCAGCCGTTCGTCGCTCATGCCTCGAGCTCCTCGATCCGCGCGAGGATCCTGTCGCGGTGCTGATAAATATCGACCGGGCCGCTCACCGGCACGCGCTCTTCGTCCTTTCCGGTGAAGAGGCCCAGATATCGCGCCGTATCGCTGTTGAAGTGCAGCCGCGCGATCGAACGCCGGTTTTTGTCGTCGATCATGGCTTCAGTCCAACACCTGCAGCCATGCTTATCTGGATCATTGCTGTTGAGCACTGGCTCATGCTGTGCTGCACATAATCACCGTCTTCTGAAAGCTCTGTCATCTTTGATGGGCTGGTGTCCCCGTCCATGATTTCGCCTATGGTCTCGGCCATCATAGCCTTCGCCGTCATCGCAGAGGCGCATTCGGACCTTGCCTGTTCCGCAGCGCGCTCGACATCGCCCTCGAAATTGCCCGGGATTGCCTGGCTTCTCAGCTCCTGTTGCACGTTCATGCATACATTGTACGTTTCCGTCGCCAGCTGATATCCTTCGTATTCGTCGATCGAGCCGTCGGTCACTCCTTCACCCAATCTGGCCGCGCGCACATCGCAACTGCCCATCGCATTCGCGAGGTCGGCTTCAAACGCCGACACGGCCTCTGAGATCTCAGCGCTGGCTGGCTCGGTCGCCGCTGTGATCGGATCGGTGTCGTCTCCCGAGCACATGGCGATGCTGGCAACTAGGCCGAGGATCAGAATAATCGCGCACCCGATAGCACCATACTTGGTGTTTTTTCGCTCCGCCAGCTCGGCTTCCGAAAACTCGTGCTGACAATACGGGCATTTTCTTGCATTTGCAGCTATCGCCTTCTTGCACTCCGGGCATGGTTGATCGCTCCAGTGGTCTCTTTTTTTGTTCATGCGCCCTCGCCCCCATCTTAATTTCAATCCGGCCAAACCGGGTCCGGCCAGAAGTCTTGCTCCTGTCCCCGCTCATCAACCGGTTCATGCTGTCCTTCGGTATCGACCTGCGGTTCTTCGCCATCGAACGCGACACGCACCCAGGCACCGAAGGTCGCCTTGCTTTGAAATACCGCGCGTATCTCGCGCCCCTGCCGGATCAGCTGCCCGATCCGGCCGCAGCGCTCGGCGGTAAGATATCCGATCTGCACACCTCTCGAAGAATAGACGGCTACCGCTCGCTCGTCGTGGCGGTTCTTCGGCTCGGGTTGCAGATCCACCGGTTCGCCCGGCTCGCAAAGCAGGATCTCGAATTTGCGGTTGGACCGGTCTCGATTGAGATGCGCTGCGCCCACGACGGCAAGCGACATGGCAGGGAGGGTCGTGTAGTCGACCTTGGTCACAACCGGCTGACCTTCGCGACCACGCGTCCTACGAGGAACAGTTCACCATCGCTGGCGGTCTCATGTGGGATGAGCTGGTTGTCCGACATGATCTTCACCGTACCGTCGGGCATGGGCCTGAGCCGCTTGAACATTCCCACGCCGCCAAACACGATCGCCCAGACCTTGTCTCCCATGTTGTCGGCCAGTGCGCGTTGGGACCGATCGACGATCACGACATCGCGATCATGGATCGTCGGCATCATCGAATCGCCCGCACCCTGGGTGCTGAACAGCATCTCGGGCGGTGAATGCGAAAATTGGCGTAGCCAGGCGCGGCTGAATTTTGCCTTCTCGACTTCGATATCTTCGGTGTCCAGAAACGTCCCGCCCATGCCGTAGGCAAGATCGATGCTGTCGATCTCGACTTCGTCTTCATCCAATTGGACGTGAGGGATAAGGGGGTTGGCGCTACCGCTTGGGTCGTCAGTCTCTCCTGACAAGTACTCGGGGGTGGTTCCAAGAACGCGAGCGATCTTGTGCAGGTGGGTTGAAGAGCGGGAGCGACCGTTAACCAGCTTCCAAATTGCTTGAGTGGAAATCCCAACGAGACGCGCGAGCTCTGCCTGTGACATGCCCCGTTCTTCGAGCAACTTTCCGACCCGTGTGTCGATCCCCATAACCACTGCCTACAACCTTAGTTGTAGAGGGTCACTGCAACTTTAGTGTTGACCACCTGCAACCATGGTTTATGTATGACCCATGGTTGATTCGCCCTCACCTCTAGTCGCTTTGGAAAAAGCCATCGATTCAGCAGGCTCGCAAGCATCGCTCGCAGCTTCGGTCGGGGTTTCAACCACGGCAGTCTGGAAAATGCTCCACAAGGCCCAGCGGGCCTCCGCCGAATTCGTCCTGAAGATTGAGGCCGCCACCGGCGTCTCACGCCACGACCTCCGACCCGACCTCTACCCGCGCGAGCATGGCTCATCGCTTTTGGCTGACGCCAACCTTGTGGACGCTGCATCGTGATTGGCTCGATCATCGCCTGCGATCATGCCGAGCGGCACGCCGCACGTCACTTGCCGACGGATGACGCTTTGCAACCCGTCGTGCGTCGCCCGCGCGCCCTTATCGATACAGGCTTTCCCGGCCCCTTCCCCTTCGATGACGTGGGCGAACGTACTCCAGCGCCGCAAGGAGCACGTCGCCAGTCATGACCAAGCTTCGCGCCCCCCTGTCTTTCGAGGATGCGCTTGACCGCGTCTCGGGCGCCGTCGGCGGCAAGCCCGCGCTTGCCCTGCGCTGTGGCCGCAAGGAACGCACCGTGCGCAATTGGGGCGATCCCGATACGCCCGAGCAGATCCCGGTCGACGTCGCGCTCGATTTCGATCTCTTCTTCGCCGAGCAAGGCGGCGTCGGCTCACCCTTTCTCGAAGCCTTCGCTCATCAGCGTGAACAACTCGAGCTTGCCAGGCATTGCAATCGCGTTGCGCTCGGCCGCCAGGCCGCCGATGTCATCCGCGAATGCGGGGAAGCAGGCAGTGCGCTTGTCGTTGCAGCCCAGCCCGGGGCCTCACCGCGCGACCGCGCCGAGGCGCTGCGCGAATGCACCGAGGCTTACGAGAAACTCAAGCAGACCCTCCCTCTCCTCCTCGACGACGCAAACGCGCCGCCCGAGGCGCTAGGGCCTTAACCTTCCCCCGGCCGCGCAAGCCCGTGCGCGGCCTCTCCCGGCGGCGGGCGCCAATGCCCCCCGGTCGCCCGCCGCCATTTCCCGAACCGCTGCGCATCCGGCCCGCTTCCGGAAGCGCCTCCCTTTTGCCTTCATCGGAGTACGACCCAATGAGCGCCATCACCGCCATCAACCCCGCGGCCCATTCCTTCACCGACCTGATCCGCGCCACGCCCGGCAGCTACAT